GCGACTGGACATAAAGCTGCCTAAGGCAGCTACGCCAGCGCCGACGGCAGCGCCAATTGACATAGTGGAATCCTCAGAAGTGGTCGATTAAGCCCGGTACGCCGTAAACCGGCATTGGACGGGCACAGCGCACCGTAAAGTGGCTGTCGAAGAGGAAGTGAGGTTCAGTCGTGACCGCGATAACGCGATCGACTGGAGGGTTTTCGACGATGAAGTTCTCGTCGAGTACTGGAGCTGTCGCAAATTCTTGCGAGAGATGCCACGCGTCTAATGACTGCGCGGCAGTTGATCGAAACAGTCCAGTGATAATTGAAGGTTTGTAGCGGTATTCGGCGAATCGTTCTTGGTAACCGAAGACTTTTTTGTTATCGGCATCGACGGGCGATGTATATATTTCCTGCTGTAGTACGGCTTGTTCGCCGATGTGAGCCAGCGCAGGCCAGAAAAAGTCGAATCGGGTCCGTCGGGACCACATTCGATTGAGTCCTTGTTGATAGGTAAGATCCGCCCGAACCGAGACGAGTCCAATAACAAGACAGTGCTCGGTAAATGATGTTGTAAAGCCATGGTCAGTGAGTAGACCTGTACCAATGGCGGCAAGGTTGCCTTGAGGTGTTTCGGCGGTAGTACCACTTCTGAGGATTCCACTATGTCAATTGGCGCTGCCGTCGGCGCTGGCGTAGCTGCCTTAGGCAGCTTTATGTCCAGTCGCTCTTCTGCCAAAGGCCAAGAAAAGGCCAACGAACAAAACCTCGCGATCGCTCGCGAGCAAATGGCATTCCAGGAACGAATGTCCAACACGGCTCATGCTCGCGAAGTCCAGGACCTTCGCAACGCTGGCCTTAACCCAATACTCTCCGCCACTGGCGGACCAGGTGCATCCTCTCCACCTGGTGCGTCCGCCGAAATGAAGGACGCTAAAACACCCGGCGTTAACGCCGCACTTAAAGCCATCGATACGATGGCTAATGCCTTTCTTACCCGTGAACTCACGGACAAGGCAAAACAGGACACCGAAACATCGCTGTCCCAACAAGACCTCAATCGCACTAACTCAACACTTGCCGCGGCTCAACGCGGCAAAACTATACGCGAACAGGACCTCGTAGAAGCCAACACCGCAACTGCAAAATCTTATAAAACAAACATCGAAGAAGACACCAACGTCAAAAAATCTCTACAAAACTTACAACAATCTGAAATCGATAAAAACCAACAATTCTCTAACTTATTACAACAACAAGGTGTTACCGAAGGCTTCCGAGCACGCCTTACCTCACTCAATGGCTCTCAAGCCTATGAACTACTCAAAACTATGAAAAATGAAGGAGAAATCTCCGAAACAGCCTATGGCAAAGCCATGCAATACCTCAAACGGCTCAGCGATTCCCTTCCTGGAATTCGCATTAAAGCCGGAACAAGATCCTTTGATTCAAACTAAAGGTCGCGGCAAAGTGCCGGAAATTCTTTCCGGCGCTTTGACGGACCCACACTAAGGAACAACTAAAATGTCATTCAATCCCGAACTACGCACACACTTGACCGCAACTAAAAACACACTAACCATAGCGCCCTATCAAACTAAAAATAAAATCGCGCTCACTTTCCCTAATAACTCTCCTCACACGCGTCAAGAATTCAAGGATGAATGCGACATTAACAACATCATGAGCCAGTACTTACACACTGGCGAATTCTTCCACATCAACGAGGCTGCTCCGCAGTACCTCGACTGCACCGGCGCAGACTTCCGTGCCCAAATGGACTACGTCGCCGGTGCCTTCACGATGTTCGAGGAACTGCCCTCGAACATCCGTACCAAATTCAACAACGATCCTGCAGAATTCCTCGACTTCTGCTCTCACGAAAAAAACCGGCCAGAACTGGCCGAAATGGGCCTCCTGAGCCCTGAAGCGACTGAACGCTTCAACACCTCGATAGCGCCGAAGGCCGCTCCAACACCGCCTACAGAGCCTCCTGTAGGCGATAAACCAACAACCGCTTGACAAGCGGACGGGGCATATTGTATTCCTTGGTATCAATATGCCCCATGACACCAAAGGTGTCTAAAAACCTGTCCGGAGGACAAAACATGAAGAAGCGCAGCGCAATTCCAAACAAAAAATCGAGAAACCTCTTCTCGAAAACCGCGTCGAAGACGCATAAAAAAAACGTCGCCGGCAATCCAATGCGCGGCGGCATCCGGCTCTGAAATGCCTTGCTATAAGCCGGTTCCTGTTTGGCGCTCCAAACAGCTAAACCCATCCGGCAAACGATCCCTTGTGTTTTCTGAAAACCTTGGGATCGACGGCACACGCATGGATATACCCTGTGGCGGCTGCGTAGGCTGCCGCCTAGACCGTGCTGCCGAATGGCAAACCCGTCTGATTCACGAATCAAAAATGCACCCGCTTAACTGTTTCATCACCTGCACTTACGACGATGAACACCTCCCACCTGGAGGAACACTCGTCAAAAAACACTTTCAGGACTTTATGAAACGCCTCCGCAAACACACAAACGGAGGGATCCGCTTTTTCGCCTGTGGCGAATATGGCGATACAACAAGGAGACCCCACTACCATGCAATTATCTTCGGATACGACTTCGGCGATAAACGAAAGCACTCCAAAGGTTCACGTGGAGATCATCTCTACAATTCAAATACCCTCAACCAGTTATGGGGAATGGGTAATTGTATTATTGGTGCAGTCTCCCCCGACTCTTGCGGATACGTCGCAAGATACATAATGAAAAAAATAACTGGCCAACTTGCCAGTGAACACTACAAAAACGTAGACACAAAAACCGGGGAGATCGTTTCGATTCTCCCGGAATACATTCATATGTCTACACGTCCCGCAATCGGTCTTAACTTCTATGAGAAGTACAAAGATGAAATCATCCAATCCGACTTTGTCGTCGTCAAAGGTAAAAAGCGCAAAACCCCGCGCTATTACGACAAGCGACTTGAGAAAGAAGATCCAGAACGTCACGAAGACGTTAAATTCCTTCGAAGTCAAAATGCTCTTAAAAGAGCCGCAGACAATACCGATGAACGACTTGCTGTCCGTGAAGAAGTAAAACGCGCAACTATCGCACCACTAAAGAGGAATCTCTAATGCAAACCGAACTTTTCGCTGTTTACGATAACAAGGCGCAAGCCTTTGCAACTCCTTTCTCTATGCAAAACCGGGCCATGGCTATCCGCGCATTTAAATACGCGGTCAATGATAAAAGCACTGAGCCCGGCAAATACCCTGAGGACTATTCCCTCTTCATCCTCGGTACTTTCGACGACGCGGACGCGTCTATCGAACTCATTAAAACAACCTGCATCGCTTATGGCCTTGCCCTGGTCGATGCTCCACAAGAAGAGGTAAACGAAAATGTCGCTTAAAATACAACCACGGCAGAGCCAAAACCATGTCTTCTCCCAAGTTCCGAAAGCTGAAATTCCCCGTTCGTCCTTTGACCGTTCGCACGGTCACAAAACCACGTTTGACGCCGGATTGCTCGTACCCGTATTCGTTGACGAAGCACTTCCCGGCGATACCTTCAACTTGAAAATGACCGGCTTTGCCCGGCTAGCAACACCCATTTTCCCAATCATGGATAACATGTACATGGAGACGCATTACTTCAGCGTTCCCATGCGTCTTGTCTGGGACAACTGGCAAAAATTCAACGGCGAACAAAAAAATCCCGGCGACTCCACTGACTTTGTCATTCCACAAATGGTTGCGCCTACCGGCGGCTACGGCGTCAATACCCTGTCTGACTACATGGGTCTGCCAACCGGTGTTCAAGCCTTCTCGCACAGCGCGCTCTGGCACCGTGCTTACAATCTGATCTGGAACGAATGGTTCCGCGATCAAAACCTGCAGGATTCACTACCGGTACCTACCGGCGACGGTCCTGATGCTCCAGCGGACTACGTCCTTCAACGTCGCGGCAAACGCCACGACTACTTCACCTCATGCCTGCCTTGGCCTCAGAAAGGCCCGGGGGTTCAAATTCCCCTCGGTACAACTGCACCTGTTACTGGTACCCCCGTCTTCTCTGTCGGTGGTACCAACGGCTTAAATCTTATTTCTCAGGGCGTCTCTGGGGACGCCATGTGGAACTCTGGTACTTCTGCATCAATTCCTGCAGCTAAAGTAACTGGCGGCCTCTTTGCCGACCTCTCAGCCGCATCCGCGGCCACAATTAACAGCCTGCGTCAGGCTTTCCAAATCCAAAAAATCTTCGAGAGAGACGCCCGTGGCGGTACTCGTTATACGGAACTCATTCGTTCTCACTTTGGCGTCACCTCGCCTGATGCTCGTTTCCAACGTCCCGTGTAT